TAATCATGGTGCCAGCGAAAGCGGCCTTGACTTCCTGGTACGTTGTGCCGTCCGGAAGGTGGAGCGCGTCGAAGCTGGGGTGGCCGGAGATGAAGACCGGCGTATCCACGGCGGCATTGTAGCCGTCTGCCGTGGTGTCCAGCGCATGCGGCAGGATGCCGTAGGGGACACGAGCGCCCCCGGCCTCGGCGTCGCTGTCCGTACCGCCCGAGAGGGTGGCACCGCTGACCGCGATGTTATCGCCAGCTTCCGCCAGCGTGACCGCATTGCCTGCCACGCCAGCCGACTTCACCGTGACCACGCCTGCGGCATTGGTTGCGATAATCCCGTTGCCGTCCTCGACGTCGAACTCCATGCGGTGCGCATTGATAAACGCCACCAGGTTCTCGGCCGTTTCGGTAAGGGTCGCGCCGATAGTCACTTCGTCCTCATCAGGGTCCGCCGCCACCTTGAAGGTGATGACTTTGCCGTTGATCGTGACGGTCTCGTCCTCGCTCGGCACAGCAACCGAGAAGGTGATCGTGCCCGTCGCGTAGGCGTCGGGAACATTTGAGTCGGCGAGAGGGTTCCACGGAACCAAGAGACCCGCGACCAGGGCAACGACAGGGAACTTGTAGGTTTCGCCGCGCGAGTTCTTCAGACCGAAGACGTGGCCTGCGGCGCAAGTGCCCTGCGTAGTCTGACCGTTCGGTTCACCAGCCCAAAGCTGGATCGGGGTGAAGGTGCCTTCCAAGTTGAGGCCACCAGCCAGTCCGTCCATATTCATTCTCCTTCTTGGGCCTCCGGCCCGTTAAGGGTTGTATCGCTGACCGTGGCCGATCAGTGCTTGAGGGCCTTCTGCGACCAGTCGGCTCCGGTGACTTTGGCGTGGTCCGCCAAAAGGGGATTGACCTTCGGTCCGCCGCGCTGATCGTCCCCGCCGCCTTTGGCTTTGCCGCCGCCTGCGTTGGGGTGCTTCGACTTGCCCATGGCCCTGTCGAAGTGATTCACGTTGTCCTTGCCGCGCTTACGGGCCGACCGAGCGGCTTCTTCACCTTCATCGTCCGAGTCGTCGTCTTCGTCGGTGTCAGTGTCGTCCGCGTCGTCATCTTCATCGGCATCGTCGTCCGCGTCTTCGGGATCGGCGATCTTCTGCTTACCCTTGGGCGCAGTGGCCTTGGCCTTTTGCTTGCCGAACGCGGCGTCGAGCATACCGATGGCGTCATCCGCCGACAGGTTCTCGTTGTCGATCAGCGTCTTGGCGAGCGCGGCGGCTTGGGGGCCGATGGCTGCCGCATGATCGCGGATGGTCTGCTTGCGTTCGATGTTGGAAGCGACGGTCGCCGCTGCCTTGGCACCAGCTTCAGCCGCGATGGTTGCGATCCGCTGGATGTCGGCTTCGGTGAGGCCGGAAGTAACTTCCTTCGGCTTCTGTTCTGCCATGGTATTGTCCTCTTCATCGTCAAAGGAGGGGTCATCTTCGGCCAGTTCGGCAAGGAACGCCGCGACGGCTTCAGTCGGGGTCTTTACCGCATTGATTAACCCTTTGGCAAGGGCTTCGTCCGCGCGGTAAACACGGGCTTGCGTGGCGCGCACGTCGTCCTCGGACATCTCGCGTGCTTCAGCTACCAGGGAAATGAAATCATCCCAGGTCTTTCCGGCGCTTTCGCGCCATTCGTCGAGGACGGCTTGTGGCAAGTCCTGATAGGGGTTTCCATCGACCTTGTGGTCTCCGGCCGCCGCGAACGTCACCTTGATCCCTGCGTCTTTCAACGCGCCTTCATAGCTGACGTGCATCCGATAGACACCGATGGAGCCGATTCGTGCGGACGGGATGGCATAGATGGCCGTTGGCGCGACGCCGAGCGCGATACCGCCTGATGCGGCTAGGGCATCGACCATCGCCAGGCTCGGCTTGACGCGGCGGCTCGCCATGATTTCACGGGCAAGCTCGAAGCAACCGGCCGCCTCGCCGCCAGGGCTGTCTATATCGAAGACAACCAATTCGACATCATCGTCATCCAAAGCCAGATTGAGCATTCGGCGGATATACTGATATCCGGTCACGAAACCCCACGACCAATTGCACCGGTTGAGCAACGTGCCGTGAATCGGGATGACCGCCACGCCGTCCTGGTACACGAACGGCTTGCGGTCCTCTTCGTCTCGCGGGCTGAAGCCATAAGCTGACTCCAGTGACTCACGCGAAGCAACTTCCAATGCTGCGCCTTGAATCGCGGCGTCGGTCTCGTAGAACCGCGTCAAGTCGGACATGACCTTGGCGGACGTGTCCTGGAGAATCAGCATGTCCCGCGAGTCGATGCGGGACAGAGCTTCCATGCTGATGTTGCTATTGCTTCGGCGGGCTTTACTCATCCGTATCGTCCTCATCGTCCGCTTCGGTGGCTTGGCCCTTCGATCCTGCGCCTGCCTTGCCGCCTTGCATGGTGTTGCGTGCTTCGTTGTTCCCGGCCCGCTGTGCGTCGAGCGAGAAAGGAAGGTTCAAGTCCATGAACACTCGCTCTTCCTTGGCGCGCTGCGCCGCCAGTTCCCGCCAGTCGCGGCCGAGTTTTGCCGCTTCGTCTTCGTAGGTTGAAAGACCGGACTTAATCCGGAGCATCGCGGCTTGCGTCTCCTTCAGTTCGTCCACCTGACCACGGCCGGAGGCGATCCACGAGCACCGCGTGTAGGCGTCCTTCATGAGCGGCCGGTAGAAATCCGTGCGGTTCTTGCCGCGTGGCAGGGGCAGGTTGCCCTGCGCAATCTCTTCTTCGGCCCAAAGTTGATAGACCTGTGTCGCTGCGCGGTCGGCACCGAACTTCTTCTTGGCATTCATGGTGCGTTCGATCAGCGCCATCTCTGCCTTGATGCCGGAATAGTTGAACTTGGAGAAGTTGCGACTCATCTCCGAGAAGCCGACACCGAACGTGGCCGCCAGCTTACGGATCAATGAATCCTCGAAGTCACTTCCAATGCCGCCCGGTGTGCCCATCGGTAGGATGTTGAGCTTGGTGCCTGGAAAGAGATGCGGCATCTTCACACCGTCGATTGCGATGTTCTCGCTGGCTCCCAAAAATTCCTGGAGCATCGACATGTACTGACCAACTGCATTCAGATAGCCGTCTTGTCCGCCACCCATGGCCGCGATCACATCGGCATTCGGCATTTCGGACTCGACAGCCGCGCCGAAGCTGGCATCGAGCACGGCCTTCTGGATCGTCAGTTCCGAATATATCTTCGTCATGTTGGAGTGCGCCAGCGCGGCAGTCATCTCCGAAATCCCGCGCGTCTGGTCGATCATGTTGGGGTCACGAACGAAGATCACCTGACGGCGGCCCCAGGGTTTGCGCGCCTCGATGATGTCCCATTTATCGAGATCGCGGTAGTTCCAGTCAGCCTCGTACCCTCGACGAATGTGGAAGCGGATCGGCTTGTTCTTACGGTCCATCTCAACGCCACGGGATAGCTTCGCTCCGCTGCGGGGATCGTAACCGTCCGGCAAGCCATCACGATTACAGAGGCGGTCCGGTGAGATCATCTGGATCGCGGTCTTGAAGGGCCTTGTGGGGTCGCTGTCTTCCCATTCAGACGTGCCGATGATCTCTCCGGTATAGCAGAACGCGCCAACCCAAAGGCGGAGCATACCCGTCAAGGTCATCTGACCGCTGGCGTCGAACCACCCATCTTCGCTCTCGGCCGCCAGGTTGAACCGGCTCTCAGCCACGGCCGCGTAGTCCTCGGCCCATTCCTGCGCCCACTTGGCATCCGTACCACAGATGACCCGATAGTCCGGCTTGGCGTTGAGCCGGTAGCTGGCACCGACGATGCTATCCTTGTGGATACGAACGGCCCCTTGCGTGTAGCCGTCGTTGAGCACCATGTCTTGACCACGGGCGTCAGCGAGCCTCTTCCCTGGATTTATGACGCGATCCGGGGATGCCATAGGGGGCGACCACAGTGCGGTCTCTCGCTTCGTGCGTTCGGCTCCTTCCAGGCCGCCGCCGAACGCCATCTCGCGGCCCTGCCGGGGGAGTACCGTTACAGCGGTAGACCGGGCCTGTGCTGGAACTTTCTTCATTACTGCCTCGGAAACACAAAGCCGATAGGACGGGGCTTGTAACGCCGCGCGAAGGTGCTGTCGATCATCGCTTTCAGTTCGTTGATGAAGGCAAGCAGCTTGGCCGCATTGGCGGCGGTGTATTCCACCTGCTCACCATTCTGGTCAACGAATCGCTTTATCGCTTTGCCGGAGATGATGTCGTCATACGCCGCTTCGAACTTGACGATCCGAGCCTTAATGGCTGTGATCTCAGCCTGCGTCAGCGGTATCGACATCCCTTTACCCCATCTGGCGGCCGAACTCGGCAAAGTTGAACTGCTTGAACTCACGACGCTCGAATGCGACTTCAGCCTCCGGTTCGATCACCAACGGGTTGTCGTCCCAATCGGCAGCGAAGGGAGGCGGGCGGTCCCAATTCAGCCGCTCTATCCCAATAAGGGAGGAAACGCAAGCCCCGATGGCGTAGTAAAACAAATCCCAAGCCTCGTTGCGCTTTGCAACCTTCTCCCATCCCTTGCCGGGAACCCTGACTTCGGAAGTTAGTTCCGCGAAGAACCAAGACATCGAATGGTCCACGAGCCATGACGGAAGATGAATCATGCCCTTGCCTGCCTCTAGTACGTCCAAGCGCGCGTCCAGGTTATCTTTATTCATTGTAGGATTAAGCTGCAACACCGGGATTTCTCCACGGCGGCGCGACTTGTCCTTGGCGATCTCGCTATCCGGATACGTGATCCTGGCGCGCGGTGCTCCCGGCGTCGCGTCGCCCTTCAGGAGATGGAAGCGGGACGACAGGCCCGCGTCGCGCATCTTGCGGTAAAAATTATAGGCGTTGCTAGTCACACCAATCTTCCTGCCGTCGCTGCCCTCCTTGCCCGCCGCGCCGCCAGAATCGCACAAGGTCATCTTGACCGTCATCTTACGGCCGCTGTCATCGTCTAGCTCGTACACCGCGTCAATGACTTGCTCTTTGATCTTATCCCAATCCTCCAGGTAAGCGGCAGGCTTGACCCACAGATAGCTCTCTTTACCCTCCGGAGCACTAGGGTCCATCCGGTCCGAATACTGAATTGTGAAGCGATCTACCAAATACAAGTCAAAGGGCTGACCAGGGGCCACGCCTATGATCTGGACCACGAAAGCGTTCTTCTGCACGTCCACCAGACCGAGAAGAAAACGCACACGCGGCGGCACCTTCTTGTAGGTCCACGTTTCGCACCGGCCCATAAGCGAATCTGGCGTGCGCGATTCCGAATTGATAATATGCTTCGGCACATACGGCAGGCCCAAGTCCGTGTTGTAGAATTTCGTCAACGCGGTCTCGTCTCCGGTCGCGAGATAGTCATCTTCCGCGTCGAGATATGTCTTTACCAATTGCGGCCATGACACGAACGCAGCAGCGACGCCCATCAACCAGAACGACGCGATATTGGACCCGTTACCCTTCCCTTGGGTATAGCCCTCGTCGTCGATCCACTGCCCTTCCTTGACCCATTGGCCCCACAGATTCATCTTCCGGCGTTGCTTCGGCTTGATGTGTACGTTGCAATGAGGGCACTGCATGTAGGCAGATTCGGCTTTGTCGTTATTCGACGTGAGATCGTTGTCCCACTTGATGTCTTCCCATTTACCTTCGAAGTAACTTCCGCATTCAGGACAAGGCCAATGCCAACGACGTCGATCTCCGCGATTATAAAGAGCCAAGATGCCGGTCGTCGGCGGAGCCATGTGTCCGGTCACGACTTTCTTGTAGTCTATGATTTCACGCGAAGGGCTACTCTCGGCCAAGGTCATAGCATTAGAGCCGTAGGTGGTCGTCCGCTTGGCCGCCAAGTCGAAAGCGTTACCTTCGCCGTCTATGTCGTCTTCGATACGGTCGTAGTCGGTGATCGCCACACGACCGACAGGTTTACCCGATAGCTCGTTCTTCGACGGATGTGAGATCGTCAACAGCATCCCGTTGTCGAAGGTCTTGTCGAACTTGTTATCGTTCTGACTACCCTTTGCTAGAGAATCCTTAACCTCTATGGTGTATCGAATAAGACGGTCGATGCGTCGCATGGAGAAATCGCGCGCCGCCGTGAACGATTGGCAGACGATCATCATATCTTGACCGTCAAGGTGCGCGCCGTATCCAGTCCAGTTGACAATCAGTCCGTCCGTCTTTCCGGTTTGTGCCGAACCGACGAATACCGTGCCGCGAAAAGCAGGGGACGTAAGCTCGTCAGCCGGTTCCTCCATGTAAGGCGTTGTGGCGTTTCGGTAAGGTCCGACATAAGCGCCCGGCTGATTGACTTCGCGAAACTCTTCAGCCCACTCGCTGACCGTCATGCGCCGGGGCGGGACGAATACCTTCTCCGTGATCGCAATAGCGAGTTCGACGAGATCGGCGTATTTAGATATCGACTTCTTCGTCTTCCGGGGTTCCAGGAATTGATCCGGTGTCACCACGGGCACTGACCAGGCGTTGAGTTGCCGATCCTCTATGATCTTCTCTGTTAGCATGGTACTCTTGGAAGCTCTCGGTCAATTTCTCTTTGAACAATGTTATGGAGGCATCGGTTATACGCCGAAAAGTTCTTCTTTGTCCATCCGTCAGTCCTTCCTCGCGTTCGATGTCATCGACCACTAGCAACATCGTTTGCCGGATGCCGTTTTCCAGAACCGCGAATAGGGCCACAACATCTTCGGTCGGCCACAGGTTCCCCATCTCCTTCTCGAAGGCGGCGCGGGCACGCTGGCCGTTCCAGAACTCCTTATTCAGAAGGGGCGGAAGCTCTTGCGGCGACATCTGCCTGATGAACTCTTCGATCTCATAGCCGGGCTTGACCAGGCGGGACGCGGCTTCGCGGATTTTATAGACCTTGTATCCATTCCTTTTTCCGCACGGGATGATACCCTTCATCCGTTGCGGAAGAGTCTTTGCGTCCGTCTCGAATAACTGTGCGATCTGGCTCATCGTAGCCTCGCCGGTCGCAAGTAATTCGGAAGTAACATCCGATATCCGCTTCACCACAGCTTCAGTTCCTCTATCAAATCTTCAATCCGGGTGTGCAAATTATACACCGGGCGCTGCCTCACTAGGCCGTTATAGTAGATCGCCGTCTCTATACGAGACATACGCCGCATCTTCAATCGCCACGCCAGGAAGGCGATCTCCTTCTCCAGGCGATCCACGGCTGGAGACGGCAGGATACCACCGAGCGTCACGACGAGCGCGTCAATTTCAGCGGCCAGGTTAGAAAGGGACTTCGTTATCATCGCAGTCCCCCGCCAAATTACGATCCGCCATGAGGCAAAGAGTCGTCTCGAAGCACGCCTTCTCCAAACGCAAGAGCGCCCCACGCAAACCGGGCACGCGGTCAGCGAAGTAAGTCCGAAGAGCGGCGTCAACAGCATCGCGCAAGGTGGACGCTCCGGCTGGCTTCTCGCCATCAACGCCGGGGCCAGCGAGCGATATCACGACCCAATCCTTGTCCTCACGACTGGACATCTTGCCCGTCTTCTCGTTGAAGAAAACCTGTTTCGGGTGCTTCGCTTCCCATAGAACCAGGTCCATGGCTGCAAGTTCTTCCACTATAGTGGGATCAATTTTGACAGGCACGGATCGCCTCCGTCAGTTCTTCTACGGCATGGTCCAGCCGCATAGCGCTAGACAGAAGGCCGGTCGGGATCGCGGCTTCAACCGCATCCTCGAACGTCGCCGCCAAGGCGCGCCCGACTTGCGCGCCATCGGCCCACAGCACACAGTTGCGACGCAAGATGGTAACACTCCACGGATCGCCTGACTCCGCAACGTGGGTGAGCTTCCGCCCGTTCTTGATAAAGTGCGATTCAGGCTGATACGCCAATCCGACCTTCAGTCCCATGTCGTTGAGGCGTGCCGCTATAGCAGGGTCGAGTCTAGGCCGCTTTAACACGGGTGGTCCTCCTATCATTATCGTTCGCGAACCTCGCTCTCGCAGAACGGATAAACTTGAAGAGTCGCTGTTGGCCTCGGTGCTTGTCTTCCAGGCACTCATAGACCAATTCGTCGTAGGTATCAACGCAAGTCAACTGCCAAACGCGAACTAACTTCCGCTGTCCTTGCCTGGCCAGGCGTCCGATGACTTGCTCATAAAGCTCCCGGCTGTAGAACGGATCAAAGATCGCGATGTCATGGCCTGGACCCTTCTGAAGGTTGAGACCGTGACCGGCGCTCGCCGGGTGAACCAGCAGCATCTTGATCTTCCCGGCGTTCCATGCGTCCTTGCACTTCGCCTCGCGATCCATGACCACCGCATCGGGGAAAGCCTTCTTCAGCCGCGCCAGGGTGGACTGAAACCAGTACGTCACCATAAGCGGCTCGCCGTCGAGTTCATCGACAAGCTGCTTGAGGTCTTCGATCTTCTCATCATGTACGGCGACGACTTGCTTCTCGGCGTCATAGACGGCACCGGCCGATAGCTGGAGCAACTTGTTGAAAAGCGCTCCGGCGCTCATCGCCTCGATGATGTCGTCATCAAGCTCCAAGATGAATTTGCGCTCGAAGTCGCGGTAGCGCTTCTGGATTTCAGTCGGCAGGACAACGCGGCGCTTGATCGGCACCCAATCTTCGACCTTCACATAGTCGCGCACGTCCGCCAGCTTCACCACCTTGCAGATGTCCGCGATCTTCGTGCCGATCCGCTTGTCATTGCCCCGGCGAAGATGCCACTTCCGATTCGGAAGATGCTTGAAATACTTCATGTGGTAGCTTCGCATGGAACTGCCGAGGCGCTTGCCACGATCCAGGAGGAATAATTGTGCGAACAGCCCCTCATAGCTCTCGCTCGCCGGGGAAGCCGTCAACTGGTGCATCCGCTTCATTCGGCCGCGCGCCTTGTTGAGCGCCTTCCAGCGGGCCGTTGCCGGGTCTTTGAACTTCGAGCTTTCGTCCAGGAAACACACATCGTATGGCCAAGTCTCGCCGGTTATCTGACCGCGCTTCTCCCAATACTCCACCAGCCAAACCAGTTGTTCGACGTTGATGATGTGAAGCTCCGAGTCCTCTAGGGCAAGCCGCTGGCGCTTCGCCTCCTTGGCGGCCTGACGATGGGGGGACGCCTTCCTGGCGGCGTTCCTGGCGGCAACGCGGGGTGTCTCGCCGACACGGCGCTCGGCCGCGTAGAACCGATCATAGTGCTCCTTGTAGATCGCCTTGATATCATCATCGGAATCTTCAGCGCGGATCAAGGTGTATTCGATCCCGGCCGCTTGCTTCCATTCCTTGATCTCTTCCGGCCAGGTCGAACGTGCCACGCGGAGCGGAGCGATCACTAGGGCCTTGCCGCGCCATCCATCATTCAAGAGATCGGACAGGAGGGTGAGCGCGATCACCGACTTTCCCAAGCCCACGTCAATGAACAGCGCGGAGTAGGGATTTTTCTTCAGGTGCTTGACGCAAGACCGCTGATAGGGGTGCAAGTCATCACGCCCCCGGATCACCTTTCCGTAAGTGTCCTTGAACCAGGAAGCGAGATCAAACCGCTGTTCTGCTATGTCTCTAGCAAGCATCGGCCCCATACTTCTTTCGAATGACCCGCGCGGCGAACTCCGGGTATGTGACTTTATACGAGCCGGGATCGAGTCGAACTAACTTCCGGTATCCGGCCACGCTATCGGTCCACCAGGCTTCGACGCCCGCGTTGCGCATCTCCCATATGCGGAGAAACTGTTGCGCTGTTGGCTTCTTTCCTGGCTGCTTGAACTCGATATGGATGGCACCGCCGCTCACTTTCCCGGCGAACGTGTCGGGGAAGCCGTTGATCGACTTTCCTTCGACTTGCCAGAAGATGAGATCGTTGGGGCGCGCGTGGTCGTCCCGACACTCATCCTTTATCGCACCTTCAGGTTGCCGCCGTCCCATCCTGCAATCGCCCTTCTTAGCAGTTCCATGTGGTAGTCCAACCGGATCGTCTTGCCTTCAAGTCCCGGCGCGAAGCCACGGCCCCATTGCCACGCCATAGCGTCGGCGATCCCCTGATAAGTCTCGGATCGGAACTTCCACCGATCCGGCCCCGGTGGTGCCCGATGAACCAAAGCCCACGCCTCTCTCTCTCTCTCTGTGGCGGCGGCCCGATGTCATCGGTCGGACGCAATAGATGGAGCCGATCAAGCCAGAAGCCGGTAGCCTTAGTGGCCTTATGACCGAACATCCACGGCTGGACAATCTGGTCCGGTCCACGGCCGATGATCTCCAGCGCGTGACCGTGCATGACAGGATTTTCTACAGCCTTGGGATACGGCAATTCGAGAAGACGTTTGAAGTCTTCTGCCGACTCTTCCATCTTGTCCCACCGGCCCTCTTCCTCGTAGAGCCACCGAACGCCGCTGTTGCACATCCAAGTGCATGTAGGGTGAAATATGCCTAAGTCCCACCGATCATCGCGAGCTATGTCCCAATAATTCCCTTGATAGTGCGGACCCGGAACGTCCGTTGGGAGGAAGTCGCAACTCATGGCATCGTGACCGAGGCGGCGGAAGGCGTCCCGCACCCGGCCCGAAGTCTCGCCTCCGACAATGACCTTCACGGCCTGAAACCTTTCAGCACGGAAGTTAGTTCGTCCAGTTCGCCTTCGAGCACTTGCATAGCGGGTTTCAGGCCCGTCCCCCCGTATCCTAGATACTTGCGCCTGGGCAATGGCTCAGCCACGCACATGCGATCCGCCAAGGGCCTAGCGGCGTTCTCACCGGACCATATGTTCCACATGCAATCCATGAGAGGGCTGTTGCCGCGCTCCTTCGCGAGGAAGGCCAGTCGCCAAGTCAGCTTCAGTTCCAAATCAGGCATGTGGTCCAGCCACAGCCCCGCGCTCCGGCCGCCTACGTTCCAGTAGGTTTGCTTCAGAAGCATGGCGACGTTCGGCGTGAACATCAGAGCGCGGCGGATGAACTCTTCGGCCAGGCTGAAGGGCGGGTTGGTAACGATGGCGTCGATCTCTCCTACATCCCATCCCCACTTCGTCATCGGGTGCTCGACTAGGAAGTCCAGTCCACCTTCACCGTAGCCGGGGAACTCACGGAGATCGGTGGAGATCACTTCAAAGCCGTGCCATTCCAGGACGCGAGCCAGGCGGCCGTCACCGCACGCCGGTTCCCATATCCGCTTGATCGGCAGGCCGTCCGGACGCTTCATCGCTTTCAGCGCCGGGATAAGGCTTTCGGTGCCGTCCACGGGTGTCGGGTACAGGTCAGCGGGCTTGCGTTCCCATTTCTTGTAGGACGTGATGATGGCGTCGGCGATGCTCTGTCCCTTCGGGCTATACACCTTGGCGTCGATCACTTCGGAAATAACTTCCGGTTCCTGCAAGCCCCGCACCTTGGCCGCCTTGCGGAACTTCGGCTCATCGGTCACGTCATCGGTGAAAGGATCGGTCTGGAACTCATCCCAAAACAGGGAATCGGATTCAGAATGGAAATACAAGCGCATCATTCATGCCCTCCGGACGCGTATAAACGGCTCTCCGCCGATACCGACGAAGTGTTTCTGTTGGATATCAAAAGACCGTATGACGGTCCCTGCCTCACGAGACTCATGACCGGGTTGGTACGAATGCGTGACATGATATAACTCGCCGTCCTGCCGAAGCGCCTTGCCGTTTACCTCAACCGCCAAGACCTCCATGAAACCACTATCAACATACCCGATTACTGACATCGGATAGGGATAGGGCATGTCCGGCGCGGCTCCTTGCGTCAACTCGACAGTAACGTGCTCGCACCGGACGACAGGGTATTTCGGCGGGAACAGGTCCAGTAAGAAATTGCGGTCCGCATCCGACAGTTTGAAGCCGCTATAAAATCGTTTCACGTCAAGCCCTCCCGATCAATCCTTGCGATATATCTTTGTCGTCATGCCCGCCGCGTTCAAAGGCAAGCCTTTCATCCACTTTCTCTTTTTTATCATGTGAACGCGCATAGCTTCGTGGCCGTGTTCATTATCATTCACCACTTCTTCCGAGATCGCTTCATCGTGAACGTGCCCGATCAAGTAAAAACCTGCCTTGTGGAGGGCCAGCATACCCTCTCGCAAAATATCCCTCGCGATGGCTTGAACGACGTTCTCAATAAACTTCCCGCCGTGGCTATTTATTCTCTTCCATGCAGTGCCATTTTGCACCTTACCCATGTAGGAGATGCTGTCTTTCCAATAGACGTAGCGCTCGCCAGTCTCCTTATCGACGCCCTCCATCTTCTCGCGCCGTATGCGGGGGTTCTTGTAGAAAATACACCGGCCGGAAGGCAGTTCGCACACCAGGTATGGCTCCGCCATGTAGAAGCGAACGGGACCGACACGCCGGGTGCCGCCCCGCTTGATGACGCTCATGATCGCGCCTTCCAGGTCGTACCAGCATTGCGGAATTTCCTTATAGACGCGGCGGAAGGTCGCCACGTTCTTGTGCGCCTCCTTCCGGCTCATCTCGACGCCCATATTCTCGGCGTAGCCCCACAGCCCGGTCTTCTTGCCGTCCTTGATGTCACCGCCACCCAGGCGGTATCCCGCGCCGAGCGTGGCGGGCTTCGCCATCTTCCGCATCTGCTTGGTGACTTCTTCGTAAAGCACCTTGTAGAGTTCGGTCGCGAAATCCTTGTAGGCGTCCTTGCCCTCGCGGAAGACGTTGAGCAGTCGTTCGCATCGCGCGACCCATCCGATCACCACTGATTCAATGGATGATAGGTCGCACACCACCAGTTTCTTGTTCTTCGGCGCTCGCACGGAGGATCGCACCAAACCGGCCAGGGCGTCGAGCGGTTCCTTGCGGTAAATCTGCAACGACTCGTAGTCGTTCTGACGGATCACGTCCGTCATCTGTTCGAGTATCTTTTCCGACTCGATGTCTCGCATCATCGTCAGGTTTTGCGGCTGGAACCGGCGACCGGCGAAGCGGCCGGTGCGGCTGGCACCACAGAACTGGAAGACGTATCGCATCCGGCCGTCCGTCCCCATAGCGGTAAGGAGGGCCTGATATTTGCTGGTGCTGGTGCGGGCCTGTTGCTGGCGGAGCTTCAGCACCGCGACGGCTCGCCTCGTCAGCATATCCGGATAGAGTTCGTCCTTCTCCTTCTTCAACTCGCCAGTCTGGATTCCCTTCCAGGCGGTCAGTACCTTCTTAACCGAATCCTTCTGAAGATCGTTGAACGGATAGCCACGCGCCTGAAGCCACGGCAATAGCTGTGCGGGTGATCCGGGGTTCGCTAGTTCTGTCTTCTGCCGCATCCGCTCCAGGAGTTCGTCCTTGCGTAGATTGGCCATCGCAAGGGCGTTTTCCGCGAAGATGCGGTCAATGGGCAAGCCCCGGTCGTTGATTATCTGGTCAAGCGCATAGAACTCCCACTCGCGCGCCGGGATCGGATACTTTGGCTTGTCGAGAAGCCGCTTGATCTCGCACTCCGCCTCTACGTCGCGGATGTTGTATTCGATGAACATCCGCCATTCGACCGGGTGGGTCTCGGCCGTGAAGCGGCGGTGCGGCTGGTTGGCCGTTACCCGTTGCGGCATGGAGAACAGCTTCATGAGCCGCTTGCCGGTGTCGAGCTTGATCTTGTCTTGCTCGATTCCCATCTGCCGCGCGATCATGCCGAGATCGCCGGTAAAACTGTGCATGTAGGCCAGGACCATCGTGCAGCGCCATCGTTCCATGCGCGGATGGATGCTGAGCACGCGGTTCATGATGACGCGCTCGAATTGCGCGTTGAACGCCCATATCAGGGTGTTGTCGTCGTCCAAGGCTTGCCGGAGCTTCTTCGGCATCGGCTCGTTGGTGGCGTCCCAATGGCGGACGGGGCCATCGTCCAGTCGCCAGGCGCACATGAGCACTTCGCAAGATGGATGGCTCGAATACAGGTCCAAGCCGAACTTACGAAGGTCTATGTCGCAATATGTTTCAAAGTCAATGGAAAGGGCGCGAGTCGGCGCTTCAGCATCAGGGATGTCCCAAATGCCGAACCGCTCTTCAAGCTGACCGTGCCGTAATGCCATCATTCACCTGGAAAAAGTGGGGAAGCGGACTTTCGGTTGGCTGGAGTTTCCCGCCGACCCGCTAAAGGAGCCTGTTATGCCCGCTTCCCCTATCACCGGAAGTTACTTCCGATAATTAGATGTCATCGTCTTCGTCGTCATCGTCGTCACGGCTGCGCCTTTTGGACGATGCCTTGGCTTTCGACTTCTTGTTGCGTGACGGACGATCATCGTCATCGTCGTCATCGTCGTAGCTACCATCATCATCGTCGTCATCGTCGTAGCTACGGAACGTGTCGTCCAGGTCTTCGTCAGACAGACGACCCTCGCCGAACTCTTCGTCTTTCATGAGGAATTGGACCGATGACAGGCCCGCGTTTACGCGCTTGCCCCAATCGTTATTCATGAACCACGGCCGGATGAGCACAGCACCCCAAAAACCAGGGCGGAAGACATCACCAGCGTCCTCCGGGTCCACGACCTCGTTGCGCCGGTCTCGCAGCGGAGGCCGCCGCTCTTCCCGCGCATTGACGGTCATGAAGCCTTCGTACTCGTCTTGATCCGAGTCGTTGCCATCTCGCATGAAGATGCGATCCGACTTCAGCTTCTTGATCTTGTTCTCCTTCAGGAGTTCGTCAATCCGCTCTTGGACCAGTTCGATTGCCGCCTCGTGCGTCTTCTTGCCGAGCAGCGACACAACGGAGAATTTGGCTTT